GATCCCCCACGGCGCTGCGTTAGTCGGCGCAGTCGTCGTCAGGTCTTCGTAAAGGCGCTTTGCAATCTCCGTGGTGGCGATCTGCGGGTAGTGTAGGGCGCTCGTTCCGTCCGGAGTGGCGTACTCAGCGACCACCGACCCGTTGATGCGGATCTGATAGGTCCTCGCGTAGTTGCCTGACTGGATATTGATGAGGGCTTCGAAGGGCCGGAGCGCTGTGACCGAGGTCGTATCGAGCTGGACGACCTTCTTCGTGTTCAGGACGTAGGTATAGTCGGCCACCGTAACGGCCTTGTAGTCCTTTGAAGTGGCCCCTGAGAGGTAGCCCCAGCCGTCCGGAGCGTTCACTGTCATCTCCTGCCCGTCGGACAGGCGGAAGACGCGGATGCCCGAAGAGCGGACAGCCACGGCGTACTGCTCGGTGACGTCTCGATTGATGAAGTGCCACTTGGCACCCGGAACAGCCCCCACGATTTTCACAAGGGACGTTCGGGGGCGTCGACGGAGGCCTTTGATGATCGTCGGGTAGAAGTTCTTGACAGACTCGAACTGCGTCGGGAGGCGGAGCGCAGCGGCCTGCTGGGAGATGCCGTTCACGAGGTTGGGGATGGTCCCCTGTACGCGAGGCATTACCGGCGAGACCTCATGATCTGCTGGATGTCGGGGGAGTCGGTGATCGCGTTCGGAGCAGTGTCCGAGACGTGATCGTTCTCGAGCCGGGCCATCGCCTCATTCAGCTGGGCCTCGGTAAACCGGAACAGGACATCCTCGACGAGGGTCTGTGCTTGGAACTGGAGACCGGCACGGATGAAGACCGCCTGCTTGGCGCTCTCCGGCAGGTCGTCGAAGGGGAGAAATCGAACGATGTTGGCGGTAACATCAGCGTCGAACGTGAAGGAGTTCGAGGTCCTGTTGTAGACCTTGCCGGACCGCACAGTGAGCCCCGCGCCTTCCTCGAAAGAGATGTCGAGGGCGTCGAGGGGAACAGGGATCTGGTTACCGCTGTCCCGACTGAGAGGTGAGTTCTCGTCGGTGTTGAACGACCACCCGCGATGTTGAACCGCCCTGGAGGCCGCGTGAATGTACTTGATGGCTCGCTCAGCGTCCCTCGGGAGGTTACCTTCGAGAGTCGAGATCGCCGATTCCCCGATGGTTCCGAGAAGCTCGTTGGTGGCTTCGAGAAGCGTCGTGGTGGTGAAGGTGAGAGATTCCAAGGGGTCCTCTGCGCAAAAAGAAGGCCACCCCTCCGGGTGGAGAGATGGCCTGTTTTGTGGTGGTTACACGGTTGCGAGTTCGACCGCGCACTCGGGGCGCAGCCAGTCGTGACCCACGACCATCTTGGCCGTGAGCAGGGTCGCCTGGTAGCGCTCTTCCCACTCGGTCGCCGTGGTCAGGCCCTGAAGCTGGGTCGTGGCCGCAGCGTACGGGTGGGTCACGAGACCGCGAACCGCTGAGTAATCAGCGCGGTAGCGGGTCTGGAGAGCGGTGTTGGCCGAATCGTTGGCCGATGGGAGGCTGTTCGTCTTGACGATCTTGAGACCGGCATACGAATCGACCTCACCCATGGTACGCGAGCCGTCACCGCCGAGGGTCTTGTCCGTCACACGCGCGTTCTGGACGAGCATGTAGAACTCCTTCGGGCGGAAGAAGGCGTTGCGGCCATCCCTGGCCACGTTCTTGACGTCGAGCGTTTCCGCCGCCGTGAAGAGAGCAGCCGCGAGGATGTCGGCATCGGTGCCAATGTTGGCGTTGATGATGCGGGTGCCACCGGCACGGCCCGTGAGCGGGTTCGTGGCACGGGCAGCGAGCACCTTCACGCGGGCAACGTTGCGGTCAAAGGCCAGCGCCAGAGCTTCTGCGAGCTCCTTCGCGATCGGGCCACGGACTTCGAAGTGGTTCTGCAGCTCTTCGATCTCGGGGATCGAGTTGGCCGCGATCATCGCCGGGTCGACGGTGACGATCTTCTGCGACATGCCGATCTGGCCAGCTTCGAGCCAGGTGCCCGGCGCGTGGTAGGAGGCAGACGCAGCGCCGATCATCGGGAACTGAGCCGACTTGCCGTTTGTGATCGTGCGGGTGATGTGGCGGTCCTTGAAGACCGTCATGTTCCGGAACTCAGCGAGGATCTCGCCAGAGAACTGGAGGAGGAACGACGCGTCGGCTGCGCCCGTCAGGTTGATCTGACCGGGACGCTGGACAACGATAGAGAGAGGCATTGGGGAGTTTGTCCTGATGGTTAGGGAAGGCCCCCAAACCGGACGCGCTCAAGGGAGTTCTGTGGCACCCTCCCTCAGGAGGACGACAACAGAGCCAAGGGGTCTTGGTTGGATAGGCGAGGTCACCGACTAGAAAGTCAGCGTGACGTGCATCAGGATTGAAGAAATGGCTGCTTAGGAAGGGCTCGAACCTTCAGCCAACACGTTAACAGCGTGCTGCTCTACCATTGAGCTACTCAGCAAGGAGACCTCCCCATTTTCAGGGGAGGCCTTTGGTTACCCCTCAAGGCGTTTTCACGAGTCTTGAAGGGGGCTATTAGGCGAAATACAGGTCGCCCACGACATCGTTGGCGGCAGTTGCAGTAGCGTCAGCGTCTGCTGCACCTGTCACAACCGTTCGGCCAATGCCTGTTCCGAAAACGAGACTGGCTCCCAGCACAAGCTGGGCCTTTCCGTTGGGAGGGATGCCGATAGTCATGACCACACCGGAGCCGGCTGTAGGAGCGCCAGAAACGTTGTGGATCTTCACAAACCGCCACGCAGCGGTTGTATTCGAGAGGTCCCAGCCAAGGAGAATACCGGGCGAAGACTTCACGTTGAGTGCGTTCGTGGTCGCAGCAGAGACGATGTGGTGGCTCAGCTCCACGTTGGTGCTGTTGAGGGCAACAGTTAGCGGCGCCGTCACGCGATCACCTCACCCGCAACAGCGTTGCAGTGGTCGAGCCAAGCGTTTCGGATCTGCCGGCGAAATGTCAGCTCGTCTGAAACATTGACAAACAGAGGCGAGGCCGCGCTCCACGAGAAGCGGAGGAGGTCGTACAATTCGTCGGTCGTGTATTCAGAAAAACGGTTCACTTTCGAATGCCCTTCACGACCGTCGAAACGGCCTTTTCAACACCTCGAGAAGCGATGTACATACCCGTACCGAGGGTCACGAGCTCCCACATCTGATGCGGGATCTTGGAGAGAGTGTCGAGGACCGTGAAGTCCTTCGAAATGGCCACATAGGAGATCATACCGAGAGACCAGAAGACCACCATCGGGCGGGCGTTACGGGTCAACCAACCTTCGGAGGCGGAGTCAGCGGCCATGGTCGTTGCCATGGACTCGAGCGCCTTATCGTTCGAAGACACGATGGCCTGCTCGATGGCTGCTTTCGCCTCATCACGCTTGGAAGCGTCGGGAATAGCCTTGGCCAGGATCTCCGTGATCGGGCCGATAAGAATACTGAGGAGGTTCACTTATGGGCTCCGAATAGGAAGTGGAGGAAGTTGAGGAAGTTGAGGAGTCTCTGAAGGCGCGTCGGAGGCGCTGCCGGGGGAAGGTCAGGCAGATCCAGTTCGTTTTCAGGGATCAGAATGGAGGTCTGAGCGGTCTGAGCGGTCTGATGGGCTTCTGTCAGGGCCGTGTAGAAGTCCCTGTAGTAGCCAGCGATCACCCGATCGTAGTCAGCATCGGCGTCGAGGCCCTGCTCGAACCGCTTCTTGTTCCGCCCGTTGATGATCCGACGGGCTCCAAGGGCGTTGAAGGGGACTCCACGGGCGTAGTCGGAGAGCTTACGGCTGGTGAACCAACCCTCTTCCATGCCGGTGAACATGATCTCAGCGGCATAGGCGGGCTGCATGACGAGGTCAGGGTGGTTGACAAAGTCCACACCGATCTTGTCCTTGGCCTTCTGGTAGTTCGCTAGCCACGTCAGCTGGACGTAACCACGACCGAAGTAGGTCTTGCCGGTCTTCGGGTTCTGGACGCCGTAGGCCTTGCCTAGACCACGTCCGAACTCTTCGATCGGCTCCATCCTGCGGGCCGTCTCGTGGAACGTGGTGGCGAGCATATAGGCGAGGAAGTCGAGACGCGTCTGCCGGAGCTCAGCGACATTGAGGATGGCTTCCACCCCAGCGACTTGCGACGAGGAGAGGCGTCCCTCGAAGGGGGCCTTACGGACCCGATCGAAGAACGCCTTACGGTCGATTGTGTAGGTCACGACATCTGCATTCCGGCAGCGGCACTGCGCTGGAGCTTCTCGGCGACCTTGGCGCGGAAGACCGCATCCTTCTGGTAAGCCGGGAGTCCAGCGTCCTTCACGTATTCGGAGAAGGTCTTGTAGACGCCGTCGGTGCTCACCGAGACCGGGGCCGGATCGAGGAGCTTGGGCCGACGCCCGGCGACCGAGCGATACCGGGCATTAAGGCCCTGAACAGCGAGCGCTGCGGATTGGTAATCGCCGCTATTGCGCTGACGAGTGAAGGCATCGGCTTCTTCCTGTGTGAGGTTGTGGCCAGCCCACTCGATCATCGCGTCGTACTCTGCCTTGCCGCCGACGAGGGCTTCGAACTGAGCGTCTTCACGAGCAAGGACGGCCTTACGGCCTTCCAGGTACTCGTCGAGAAGGCCCTGAGCAGCCTTCTTACGGGCCGCTTCGTCCTTGACGTTCGAGAAGAACTGCTCCGCGAGCGGGAGAGCCTTCTCCTTGGATTCGGGGGAGAGGTCGCCAGACGTGAAGAACTCCGAACGGAGCGCCTCAACATCCACGTCGACCGTCTTAGCGGCCTCCTTAATGGCCTCTGCTTCCTTGTCAGCAGCCTCTTCAGGCTTCTTTTCGGGAGCAGCCGGGGGATCCTTGAGGGCCGGCTGTGCCGGCTTGGGAGCCTCCTCCTTGGGAGGGGCCGGATCCGCAGCCGGTTCTTTCGCCTTCTTGAACTCAGCCAGCTCCTGCTGCGAGCGCGTCAGGGCCGCTTGGGTGTCCTTCAGGCGCTGCTCGAGGGTGGCTTGGGGGTCGTTCGAAGGCGCGGCAGGAGCAGCGCCCCCGACCGCAGTCGGATCAGCCACGACGGCGGGGTCGAGGCTGGCAGTGACGGCAGTCGGGTTTGACATCAGTTGTTCTCGATCGTGAAGGTGGCGGTCGCGCCAGTCTTGACGTCGAGCACGACTTCACGCTCTTCGGAGCCCTTCACGTAGGCGGCGGAGTCGAAACCCTCTTCCACCTTCGGGGCTCGCTTCGCGCCCTTCGGGGCCTTGTTGTCGGGTGTATCGGTCATGGAATCTCACTGTTGAGGGGGTTGAGCAGCGCCGCCACGTTGGGCTGCAGCCGCTGCGAGAGTGCCGGCAATAGAGCCGTCCTGCTGCATGGCCTCGCGGCCCATGTAGCCGACCTGCGTGACCGCGTTCGGGAGGCCCTGCTGGACCATCGACATCAGCTGCTCCATCTGCGCCTGCTGAGCCAACTGCTCCTCAGGAACGACAAGACCCACGGCATTGATGCCATAGGCTGCAGCGGCGCGGCGGATGAACTCCGAGGCGTTGAGGACCTTCGCGCCCACTTCGGGACCGAGGGTGCCAAGGATGTCCTTCGCGAACGAGCGGAGGTTATTGAGGTCCTGCCCTCGTCCCAAAGCTTCCAAGCCAGTGACGATCGTCGGCTGGACGAGTTCCTTGGGAAGCTTGTCGACTTTCACACGCTTCTCCATCCGGCGCTCAAAGAGGCGCACGGCGGGGAGCTGAAACTCAGCGGACAGGAGGGTATAGATACCGCCGAGGGCCGCATCGAGCTCGGAAGCGAGCAGACGGATTTCCTCAGCGGTGACCCGTTCCCCGTTGCGCTGGACTGCAGTGTTCATCAGGAACACACGCGCAAGGTTCATGCGGATCGTATCGGCTTGCTGGGCGGCAGTGGCGTAGTCTCCCTGCTTCCCATTCTGGATCGTTGTGACGTCCTCAGGGTTGCCCCTGAAGTAGGTTCCATTCTTCGCCGAAGCGAGTTTCTTGGGGTCCAGAATGGAGCCGGGCTTGACGACATGGATGGTTCGAACGGCCTGTGAAGCGCCTTCAACAAGGGCTTTGCGGAGGCCTTCAAGGGTGTCGATGTCGCCGTAAAACTCTTCGACGAGGGATCGACCGTACATTTCACCGGGCTGGCTGGTCAGGCGGATCGGAATCCACTCCAGCTCTTCTTCAGTCACCCAGCCTTCTTCGCCAACCGGCTCGCCTTCCACTTCCTGGAAGATGTACCACTTGTCGCTCTTGCTGGGGTCTGCGCCCTTGCCTGCGTAGGTGTAGATGTCGACCGTCTCGTTGACAGTCAGCACGCGGTCGTTACCGGCCTGAGCTTTCGACTGGGTCATCACCTTGTCCTGAATTTCTTTGGGCAAGTTGATGATGGCGATCTGCTCGAGGATGACGATCTCGGTACAGTTGCCGGCGGGGTCCCGGTTCACGACGTACTGGTCGAGACGATAGCCCTTCGCGCGGCCCTCTACAGGCACTCGAATAAGGTAGTTGCCAGCGACAATCAGGTGCTGGAAGGCCACAAACGCGGATGGACGGAACAGGGAAGTCTCGATCTCCTGCAGCACGGCCCGCTCACGCGCGGCGAGGGCCTCGTCCATCTTCCCCTTCTCGACTTGGGCCTGAGCCTTTTCAGCGAGTTTGGAGAGGGCGAGGTCGTCGACCGCGTACTTGAAGAACGGGGTGTTCTGCGGGAACAGAGACAGAAGAAGCTTCGAGGCCAAGCTCCGAACGCCCGCCGCAGCATCCGACTGCCACGGAGTACGAAACTCAGTGGACTCGTTGGACCCTTCCGGCGGGGCGATATACGGGAGCGTGATTTCCGCTGCCTGTCGGGCGCGGTCTAGGAAGCCTGTCCGGTAGCGCTTGAGATCTTCGTACCTGTCTTTTGCAGATACTGAAGCAGCCACTTAGGTTACGTTCAGTCCGGTCGTCACCGACCCGTCATAGGGCTGGGCAACCTGGCTCTGTCCCGTCTGCGTGTTCGTGTTCACCCGGAGCGACTTACGCCCACGACGACCACTTGCGAGAGCCACGTCAGCATTGCTGGCAGCAGTCGCCTGTTCGGTGTAGGCAGGGTTGGCGGGG